TGTTATTTTTGATAAGAAAATAGCTTTAATGTACCTGAAAGTAATGAAAAGCCTTGGTTTAGACATTAATATGGATAAATCAGTGCTTGCAGACGATGTCGACACATTTGAGTTCGCTAAAAGAACAATTATTAAGGGCCATGACGTGTCAGGTTTACCCTGACGGCTGCTCTCCAGTGACCTAGGTCTGATGACTAACCGAATAAGTTTAGTCTATAATGCCTGGTACACTCGGGGCGCATTGTCAACACCAACTTCACTTGTTGCGTCTCTTGTACGAAGCTCCAAAGATATTCTACCTATTCTGACTGGAAAAGTCAAGAATGGGGATAAGTCCTTACGGACGTTGAATATCACTTTACTAAGTTTGTTAGTAGGTATGTCCACAAGTGGATATATCAAGCTAGAAACTTTAGTGGCAATGATGGTTGATCCTAAATTAATAGGGGTTGACAACAAGAGCTTCCTTTTTGGGAATGCTCCGATTCCAACTAGAACCATTATTGCTGAGCTATGTAAGTCTTTATCTCCTGAAGGCCGACCTTATGTGGTAGGCTTTAAGGATTGATGAAGAATTACGCCTGAATCTCTAACGAATTCGGCCGTACGGATCCCTATTGCTAGAGATATTATCACTAAATGGGTTCATTCACACGAAGTGACGTTATTCCGTTCCGAGACTTTACTTAAGTACGCAAGAAACTTGTTTACTTTGTATCGATCTCTTCCTTACTTGATGTTGGGTTTAATCCCTCCGTTTCATAATGAGAAAATCTATTCGAAGTTTTTTCTTCTGAATAATTTACCTCCCTATTTTAAATTAGGTCCTATGACGTCATCATCGAAGGTTAAGAACAAGTCGTTAAGTATTAGTTGGCCACTGTCATCTGGAAATATATTTATGTATTTCAAGAATTATTTTGGTCCTTCTTCTATCTTAATTCAACCTATAGAACTTCCTGTGAATCGGAAAACTGATTCTACTAAATCGTCGCTATATGGGGATCTCTTATTAGAGTCCCTCTTCTTTGGTACAGTATCAAGATGTGCAGTTGAAAATTCAACCTCTGATCCCTTTACAGGATTATCACTTGATCCTTCTAAACTTCTCCTTGATGGGATTCTTCCGAATCTTCCATCCGAGATTCCAAATAACAGAGCCATTGCTCAGTCCTCTATGGAATTTAAGGAGTCTTTTGACTTATTGATGGATAGTTCTTTAAAAGATTTAAATATTTATTTAGATAATTCAATTAAAGATGAACCAGATTTATATCATAGCTCTATCTCATACTGGTCTAAGCTACACGAATTAGCGTTTGGCGAAAACTCTAGGGATAAATCTTCTTTCCTCGATGGATCTTATAGATCTACTTTCGAGAGCGAAGTTTATCACTACCCTGAGTTGGAAAAGCTCGTGTCAACATACTTTGATCATCTTAATAATGAAGATTCCGAAGGGATTCTTGATTCATTAGATAAATTAAATGTATCTCTACACAAGAGTAATATCTGAAAAGATAAAGAACAAACACAAGTCCGACAAGAATCGATCAATCAATTCCTGAGAGAGATTTGCTCCTTCTTACCAAGTAATGGGTAACTAAGTGTCCCAGTCTC